GGAAATCCGGCAACGCGAGCAAGCATTGGCTCCTAAGAAAAGTGGTCAACTGCGCAAAAGCATTGTCACCCGCAAGGGAAAGTACGGTATCTCCAGGATGGTGCGGGCCAGAGCTCCTCATGCACCTCTCCAGGAATACGGTACCAAGCGCGGTGTGAAAGCCAAACGTTTTGCCGAAAGAGCACGCAGTGAATTATTGCCGGGAATCCAAGCTAAGATCCGTGCTGCTGTCCGGCGAGAGGTGAAAAAATGACCCGCTCGCCGGTATCACCCTTAAATAAAGCGCTTTATGGCAGACTGAAAAATGCCATGTTGGTGTCAGTTTACGATCATGTACCCGCAGGCAAGAAAGCGCCCTATGTTGTGCTTACTGATACAGTGGCCCAAAGCTGGAACACAAAAACAATATCGGGCGCAGTAGTCACGGCCACGATAAAAATCATTAGCGAGTACCAGGGGGATAAGGAAGTGGCGGAACTAGCTGATGTCGCTATTGCTGCCATGCATCAGCCGGTATTGGAACTGAGCGAGGCCTGGAAGGTGGTGCTGGCGACTGTCGACAGCCATTCAGTGGAGCGTTTTGAGTTGCACCGCGAAGCCACGATACTATTTAAATTCACGATAATTGACACCAGGGAGTGATAAAATGCCTTTAATCCCCAGTGATGGCGTAGATTTTCTACTCAAAGTTAACACCGGTACAGCGGAAAGCCCTGTATGGGTTACCATTGGCGGCCAACGAGGAGCAACACTCAGTATGACAGCCGCCATGATTGATGGTAGCAACAAAATGTCTGGGGCCTGGACGACGAGCGTTCCAGGCCTTTTAAGTTGGAGTATTGATGCCGATGCGGTTATGCTGACTGATTCGGCTGGTTTAACGGTAGAAGCGGGGCGACAGCATTTGTTGTCAGCCTTTTATAACCGCATCCTAGTCCATGTGCGCTACGTGCGCAAAGACGGCAGCAAGTTTCAGGGCTATGCGGCCATTACGGATTTATCCGAAGAAGCGCCGCATGATGATGTGGCGACCTACAAAATTAAACTCGACGGCAGTGGCGCACCGGAAGAAGTCAATGGAACGAAACAGGTGGAAACGGTAACCGTAGCCGGAACAGTAACGACCGCAGGCAATGCTACCCTTACCGTAACTGCCGCAGGAATGACCGGATCACCGAAAGCCATCAGTGTAGCGGTAGCCTTAAATGACTCGGCGGCTGTAGTTGCACAAAAAGCACGAGAAGTACTAGCACTCGATAGTGCTGTGACAGCTCTCTTTGATGTTGGCGGTGTGGGAATAGCAGTAGTCTTGACGAGAAAAATGGCAGCCGCTAATGACGCGACACTGAACATAGCGATTGCCAATGGCACGTGTGCGGGTCTTACCGCTGTACCAACTTCCACAGACACAACTCCGGGAGTAGCCCCGATATAACGTAGAAGCGCATGGCAAATAAGCTGTGTGCTCATTTTGGTATTAGAAAAAGATTAGGAGGACTATTCATGACAGGACCAGTGTATCTTACCATCGGCGGCAAAGAACGCAAGCTCCGCTATGATATTAACGCCGCAGCAGACATGGAAGAATTAATGGGAGGAAAATCCCTGCTATATGTTCTAAGCAACCCGATGGCTGCAGGCTTTTCCGCTATCCGAATTTTGCTATGGGGTGGCCTAAAACACGCAGAAAAAGGACTAACCCTACAGCGGGTAGGTCTCATGATGCAAGAGTACATGGAGTCAGGGGGCAGCGTAGAAAGTCTTGCCGGTAAAATCGGCGATGCTGTCCGTAAATCCAAGATCATGGGCGAAGAAACAGAAACAACAGAGGAAACAGTGGAGTCCGGTGACCTGGGAAACGGACAATAACCACGGTAGCAGAGTGGATTGCGTGTATGGAGCCAATGGCCTATGGGGCACTGGCGCTTACACCCTGGAAGTTCGGGAGACTGACACCCGGAGAATTCCAGCAGATGATCGATGGGTATCTCTGGCGAAAAGAGCAAAAACAGTGGGCAGCAGCACAGCTTGTCGCTCCTATCATCAATACCTGCACCAATTACGAGCTGAAACGACCGGTTACCGTGGACATGCTTTTAGGCATTGAACCCGCCAAGAAAAAAAGCACTGACAAAACACAGGAACAAGTAAAGGCAGAGATGGCCAAGCTGATCGCGAAAGTGGGGTGATACCATAGCCGGAAACGCTGCAATGACAATTATCATCGGGGGCGATAACTCCGATTTTCTGAAGAAATGGGAAAGCACAAAACGAGCTATGCGTAAAGGCCTGGGTTCAGAAGCTATGGAAATGTCGGAAAACATTGTCTCCGGTTTTGCTGCAGCCGCTGCCGCTATGGGGGCATTGGGCCTTGCCAGCATTAAGATGGCCGGTGATATGCAGGCCAACAAGAAAGCCTTTGCTACCTTGATTGGGGATAGCGGGCAGGCAGAAAAGTTTCTTGGTGATTTAGCCAAGTTTGCGGCACAAACCCCATTTGAACTGCCCGGACTTGTTAATTCGTCGAAGAAACTGCTGGCGTTTGGTTTTGCTGCACAAGACATCATTCCCATGATGGCGGCCATTGGTGATGCTGCCGCTATGCTTGGCATAGGACAAGAAGGCATCGACCGTATGACACTCGCTATCGGACAGATGCAGGCCAAGGGCAAGGTTTCGGGAGAAGAAATGCTTCAGCTGGCTGAGGCCGGGGTTCCGGCCTGGAAGTTTCTCGCCGATGCGATTGGGACGGATATTCCAACCGCGATGAAAATGGCTGAACAAGGTGCCATTAACAGTACTACCGGCATTAACGCCGTACTGATGGGCATGCAGAGTCGTTTTAAAGGCGGCATGGAGGGCTTGTCGCAAGAAATTCCCGGACTTTTTTCCACCATTAAGGATAACGTTTCTTCTGTCATGCGCGAAATGGGTGACAAAATCATTGCTGCACTCGATCTCAAAACAAGAATGAAAGCGTTGGCAGACTCGCTCGACCAGTTTGCGGCCTATGTCAAGAATAACGGAATTCAAGCTGCGCTACGCGATTTGATTCCCAAGGAATTGTCGCTAGCCATCTTCCTTGTAGCCGGAGCGCTCGCAGGAGCAGCTATTCCGGCTATTATTGCTTTTGGTACTGCACTTTGGATGGCCTTGGTTCCATTAGCACCGTTAATTGCCGCCGGAGCCGCTTTAGGTGCTGTGGCCTGGGTTATTTGGCAGGCGTGGGAGCCACTAGGCGGATTGTTTGCTAACACCTGGACAGCGGCTGTTAGCTATACCCAGCAAAAATGGGCTGAGTTAAAAGCCCTGGTATTTAGCGGTGTAGAGAGTGTGCTCTCTGCCGTCGCGCCATTACTCAGGCTCTTTGGCGGCGGACTGCAAGAAGCGGCGGCAGGTTGGCTGAATGATATTTCGCAGGGGGCAGCCGGTGCCAGCGGCGAGGCCGCCGAGGCTGCGCTGCGTGTGCAGGCAGCAACAGAAGGAATAACCACCGCCTTTGCCGGTGTGAAAGAAAAACTGGTTGGTGGCGCGCAAGAGATAAAAGACAGTGCTACTAAATTAAACACAACCTTTACTGGCTTAACAGGAAGCAATGCTGCCGGAACAGGCGGTGTGCCAACCGGTGTAGGGGGCGGCACTGGTGCTGCTAGCAGTGAGTGGGACAAGCTTGCCAAGAAAGCAGAGCAGACCAGCAAGGCCATCGAAGATCAATGGGTACAGACTGCGAAAACGGAATTAGAGCAATTAGAGCTCTGGCGCACAGAGCAGGTGCAGGCCTTGGAAGAAACGATGGCCGCCAACGAAAATTACCAGCGAGATTTGGAACGGCTGGAAGCCACCTATTCTGTCCGTCGCCGTAAGATCATGGCCGACGAACAAAAGAAGCGAAACAGCATTTGGGATCAGGCTGCAGATACAGCGCGAGCCTTACAAATAAAGCTTGGAGCCATTGGATTCACCGGTGTCGATAAGCAGAAGTTTGATATTGAAACCGAATTTACTTCACAGCTTGACGCCATTCGCCGAAAATATCGTGATTGGGAGATGGAGTATTCGACCTCGACCAAAGAGCAGCAAGCCGTGTTTCGTGAGGCGTGGATAGCGAATGGGGTGCAATTTGAAATCGCTGAGTCCGGCATGGTTACCTTCAGCAAACAAATAGCCGCTGAGCAGGTTGCCATTGAACAAGAGAAAAACCAGAAGTTAAAAGACCTGCATTACGAGCGGGTGAAATTTCAGGAAGATTTGGACCAG